GATTTGGCAGCAGCTTCTGGTCTGTCTATTGAATTAGCTACAGGGCAGGTAGTTAGGATGCTATCTGCAGGTGCGGGTGCTGCAAGACTTTTCAGGCAACGTGGACTTTTGAATATGTTAGGTTTTGGTGATGGAGTAAGAAGGAGTGCTGAGGAAACCAGAGCACAATTAATGCGATCCTGGCAGAAAACAGATAGTCAGTTTAGAGGAGCTACTGAAAAGTTAGCAGTTACTTGGAAAGGCACCACTTCAATGATGGCTGATAAGTGGTTTAAATTTAGAATAATGGTAATGGATTCTGGACCATTTAGAGCTTTAAAATTGATGATTGGGACAGTGAATAAAGAATTTGATAAGCTGGTTGAGTCTGGGCAGATGGATAAAATTGCAGAATCTGTTGGTGGAACTGTATTATCAATATTTAAAACCTTGCTTATAGGAACTGCTGGATTGATTGATAATATAGCTATACCAATTGGAAGTTTAATTGGAGATATGGTAAAAGGATTTAAAGCTTTGCCTCCTTGGTTACAAGAAATTGGTATTATGGGAGCTTTATTATTTGGATGGAAAGGGAAGTTAACTCTTGCAGCTCTGACATTTATTACTAATAAAATGGATGAATATATTGATAAGGAAACTACGGTTGTTTCTCAATTTGAAAAAGCAAAGAAAGATATGGAATTTTTTAGAGAGGAGTATAAACGTCTTTTAGAACTTGAAGGCCAAGGAGTTGATATTGGGGGAAGAGGAAGAGGGGGAGCAGGAGATTGGAAAGAAGAAATTACAGCTCAAGTAGTTGCTCAAGAAAAAAGAATTCTTAATTTTAAGAAGAAGTTAGCAACATTGTATCCAGAAGGTGCAGGAAAAGAGTTTGTTGGTTTGTTAAAGGAAACTGGAGAAGCAATTGTAGATGTCAAGAAAGATTTTGGAGATTTTAGTTTATTAAAAGCTTTTGCTGGAATTCAAGGTGGAAAAAGTCCAGCAATGAAAATTGCTACTGATATAATAAAACAATTAGAGGGAGCAATTAAAGTTGTTACAGCTGGAATTTCTGGGGCATCTGGCATGCAATTAGATTTATCAGTATTAAGAGCAGATTTCCTTGATCAAGCCAAAGCACTTGCCGGAGATGCAGAAGCAATTCGGCGGGTGGCAATGGCAAAGGAATTGGATGAAGTTGAGGAGAAGTATGGGAACTTGGCTTTATCAGCAGTCAATGCTGGAGTAATAGGAATGAATTTCGAAGAGCAAAAAGGATTGGCTTTATCTGGGATACGGAAAAAGTATGCAGATAAGGAATTGATGGAGAAAGAAAAAGAGGAACAGGAAAAATTATCAATTGATCAAAGGTATGACGAAGCTATAATTCTTTCAAAGGGACAGGCAAGTGAGATAAGGAAAGAAGCAAGAAAGAATGAATTGGAAATGGTCAAATATCATTATACTGAAATGACAAATGCCATGTTGGAACATGGGTACAGTGAGATAGAAGTGACAGCTTTTATTGAAGCTCAGAAAGCTATGTTAAAGGAAAAGTATAGAAGAGAGGATTTGCAAAGAGATCAGGATTTGACTCAAAGTAGATTAGGTATTTTGGAGAGTGCTGCTGGGAAGTTTACTAGTTTATATCGAGACATGGCTCAGGCAGGGTTGATTGAAAGTAAAAAATCATTTGGAATATATCAAGCATTAGCAATGGCAGAAGCTGGAATCAGTACAGCTTCTGGTGTTATGAAAGCTTTGAATGAATCTTCATTGCCATTTCCAGCTAATGCAATTTGGGCAGGGATTGTTGGGACAATGGGAGCAGCACAAATGGCTTTAATTATGTCTGAAAAACCACCTTCCTATGATTTAGGTGGAGTTTCAAGAACACCTGGGTATTATTATTCTGGAGTAGAGGAAGCTCATATTCCATTGAAGGGTGGGTCTGTTCCAGTTAGTCTTGGAGATGGCAAGGGTAGTAGGAGTTCTGCTGGGGGAGTTACAATTCAATTGAATAATCCAGTGTTTCAGGATATAGAAACGATGCAAATGTATATGCAAGAAGTGGCAAGAATGGCTGTAGAGTTTGGAGCACCAGGAGCAGTTCTTGCAGATTATCAAAATAATGGAATGATTAGAGATCTTATCCGAGGAGGGTATTAAATGGCTGATGATGATTTTACATTGTCCCCAACTTGGGTGGATGTGCTTGAACCTGAATATGCGAATGTAATTACAGAAACAGATACAATGAAGAAGGATTATCAGAATCTTTCTACAACTCCATTAGAACAATTTGTATTGAGATTTGAAGGATTATCAGATGCAAATGCAGAAGTATTATATGAACATTATAAAGGACGGTATGGAGGGTATGATGCGTTTGCTTGGTTAAATGCAAATATACCAGCTTATATTATTGATATTTTAGATTTGGGATCTTCTAATTTAAGTGGTAGATGGGTTCCTGGATCTTTGAAATTAACACCAAAGGCCAGGAGTTGGAATGCTGAAATTACATTTGAAAAACAAATAGAGTAGAGGGGAAGAATGGCTAAGGATTTACCAGCACAAGTAATTGCTCAATTAGATGCAGATCATAGGAGGCCTGTTCTTTTGTATACTTTGGGATTGGCTTCAGATGTACGATTTGCAGCATCTAATGTAAATATAACTTTTCCTACCGCTGGAGATGTATATACAGCAAAGGCAATTGTTTTGTCAGGAGTAAAACAAAGTCTTGGAGGGTTCATTGATCGAGTGACTGTAAAGTTTGATAATGCTGGACAGGATATGGCAGCCTATATATCTTCTCAGGATGTAGCAGGAAAATCCCTTGTTATAAAAAAAGTATTTTTGGATGAAGTTGGTGATGCCTCTTACTATGATGAGATATTTAGAGGAGTGATGGAACGACCTCAGGCTGGAGCAGTAACTCTTAAATGGTGTACTATTTCTGCAGTAGCTGGAAAAACATTAAAGCAAAAACCTTATCTGAGAAAATATTCAAGAGGGTGTCCATGGGAGTTTGGTGGAAAGAAATGCAATTATGCAGGGAATGCAGATTTGACTTCTTTGACTGCTTCTGGTACAGCCGATGGTGGAACAACTACTACTTTAGTAGATAATGCTTTGACACAAGCGGATGACTATTGGAATTATGGGGTGATAAAAATTACAAAAGCAGGAATTACATATCAAAGAGTTGTGCTTGATTTTGTAGCTGGTACAGATACAGTATCGTGGAGAGTTGAATTACCTTTTGCAGTAGATAGTGATTGTACGTATGTAATGTATAAGGGATGTTCAAAGGCTTGGGGGACTTGTGGTGCAGAAAATGCCTGGGGGCCGAGTGCAGATAACCAGTTAGCTTATGGTGGATTTATACATATAGGCAGAGCGACACAAATTACGATACCAACAGGATGAGGAACTTATGGGTATAAATTGGGGAATTTTTGGAGCAGCGGTTGCTTTTTTAGCAACTGCTAACCCTTTTATTGCATTTTCTGTTTGGGCAGCAACTAATTATCTTTTTGATCCAAATAGGAAAAATAAAAATTCTCAAACATATGATGATAGAGAGCCACAGACACTGGTAGATGAAGATAGACCAGTTCCTATTGTTTATGGTCGATGTAAAGTTGGTGGATCTTTAATTAGAGTACAGATAGTTAATGAAGAATTTCAATATCGAATTTTGGCTGCTTTCTGTGAAGGTCCAGTTTATTCTGCTACTCAATTATATATAAATGATATTGCATTTGGGGATCTTGCCAGTGTGAAATCAAGCGAATCTACTGGAACCTTTTATTATGGAACGTATACACAAACATCAGAATTTCCTACTTGGGAAAGGGCTTGTGCACTTAAAGGCCTTTGTTATTTTGCATTGATTCTAAAAAAGGATGAACAGATTGGAGGAAGACCTCATATTAGTTTGGTGATTTCTGGAAAGCTTTGTGTCTCTCCAGATTTAAATAATGGATCTTCTGGTATTGTCGAGTCAGGAACCTATCAATGGACAAAATCAGCACATGGAACCAATGAATATTATTGTGAAGCTGATGGAGGAGGAGATCCTGGATTAGATGAACCAGATGGTATTATAATCGAGGAGATCCCCTGGGCAACTAAGCCTGTTGGTTCTTTGACTGCTTCAATTGGAAGTTTTGCTTATGGTGATAATGATTCTCTTGGATTTGATACGGTGTATGTAAGATTGATGGATGATGCTGATCCAGATACAAAGGCCGATGGATTTATTCAATGTACAAAGTTTTCTCGAAATCCAGGAACGATCTTATATGATTATCTAAATAAGGTAGAGGGATGGTCTGATTCAGAATTAGATCTTACTGAATTTGGGACTTTAATTACTTATTGTGATGTGGTTCCTGATGGAGGAACACTTCCAAGATATCGATTTGATTATGTTATTGATGCGGAGATGTCTCATGCGGATGTGAAAAAATTAATGTGTTCATCTTTCAATGGTTCTTTGTGTTGGTCTCAGGGAAAGCTTAGGCCTGTTTGGGAAAAGGCAAGAGATTCTGCCCATACATTTGATATAGATACAAATATAGTGAAAGAGTCTGTATCTGAAGGACAACCAGAAAAGGTAAATCTTGTAAGGGTAAAATTCAGAGATTTATCTGATAATAAAGTAAAAATAAATCTTGTTGAGGTTAGTGATCGATTAGATATATCAGAGAATGGAGAATATATATTTGAACAAACTTGCGATTTTATAACAGATCCAGAAATTGCAAGAAGGCGAGCTCAATTTATTTTTGATAAATATAAATATACAGATATGTTATGTTCGTTGACAGGTTTCCCTGATTCGTCTGATGTTGAATTATATGATAGAGTACAGATAAATTATTCTCCATTAGGATGGACAGCAAAAGATTTTATTGTTAAGAGTAAAAGTTCAGATGAGTATGGAAGAAATAC